GAACGTTATGAATCTCTTACCTCAAAAAGATATGTCTAAAATAACTTATGCTAGTTCTCAAGTTAATTATGAAGTAAAACCTGGAAGAATGATATTCTTTCCATCATATATGCCTCATATGTATGCGGTTGACATGGGCTATGAGCCCTTTAGATTCATTCATTGGAACTGCCAGGCCATACCCAAAGGAGTGTTAAATGTCCAAAAAAAATAAGATAATTAATATTATTAAACTAAAGGATATAGATCCAGTTCGGGCTGCGCACATTCATGCAACTCTAGGGCAACACCCTAGGAAACGTAGCGCAGATTTTGTTGAAACTTTAATAGATCATAAATTAAAGAAAGGAAAAAATGTCATTCAAAAAAAATAAATACAAAGTATTAAGAGGAGCAATATCAAAAGAGCTCGCTTCATTTGTCTATTCTTATTTTTTAAAGAAAAGACAAGTGGCTCGCTTTTTATTTGATCAAAGATATATTTCACCCTTCACCAACTATTGGGGAGTATGGACCGATGAACAAGTTCCCAATACCTATTCTCATTATGGAGACGTAGCAATGGAAACATTGTTGGAAGCTTTAAGAGCAAAGATGGAAACAGAAACCGGCTATAAGTTAAATGAAACTTATGCCTACGCCAGAATTTATAAGACGGGGGATGTTCTTCATCGTCATAAAGATAGATACTCATGCGAAGTCTCTACTACCTTGAATTTAGGAGGAGATCCATGGCCACTTTATCTAGATCCAACAGGTAAAGAAGGTCAAGCAGGTATCAAAGTAGAACTAGAACCAGGAGATATGTTAATATATTCTGGATGTGATCTAGAACATTGGCGCGAGGCTTTCGCTGGTAAAGACTGCGGACAAGTTTTTTTACACTACAATGATGCTAAAAAGAAAACAGCTAAAGAAAACAAGTTTGATGGACGTCCATTCCTAGGACTTCCAGCATGGTTTAAAGGCTTTACAATCCCTAAAAAATAGTTTATATAATACCCTTGCAGGAGGCAACTCCACCACAGAAGTCTCCTGCTTTAAATCTGTTGATTATCCCTAAAATCTGTTATAGTTATAAAAGAGGATTTTTATGCTACAAAAAATAGAATTTTTACCTGGTTTTAATAAACAAGTTACTCCCACAGGCGCTGAAGGTCAATGGACGGGAGGAGATTATGTACGATTTAGATATGGTACACCTGAAAAAATAGGAGGTTGGTCTCAGTTAGGAGAAAATTTTCTAACGGGAGCTGCTAGAGCCCAACACCAATTTATTAATAGTTCAGGATTTAAATATTCTGCCATCGGAACCAATAGAATTTTATATGTCTATACAGGAGGTGTTTTTTATGACATTCATCCTATTAAAACCACTACTACTTTAACGAATGCTTTTACAACTACTAATGCATCCACTGAAGTAACTATTACTTTTTCATCTCCTCATGGCATGGGCGCTGGAGATATTATTTATTTAGACAATTTTACAACCATTACCAATTCAAATTATGTAGCTGCTGATTTTGATGATGTTAAATTCATGATCACAACAATTCCTTCTTCAACTACTCTTACTATTACTATGCCATCGGCTGAAACAGGAACCGGTGCGACGACCTCAGGAGGCATTAGAGTCCAATATTATTACCCTGTGGGACCTGCAACTCAACTTCCTGGTTATGGCTGGAGTTTAGGACAATACGGCGGTACGGTTTCAGGAGAAGCTACAACCACACTTAATGGAGCTATTAATGATTCAACTACTACCATTGTATTAACCGATGCATCTCAATTTCCATCTTCTGGAACCTCTTATATTCAAATTGGTACAGAAGAAATTTCTTATACTGGAATTAGTACTAATACTTTAACAGGAGTGACCCGAGAAGTTAGAGGAACAAGCAAAGATTCTCATGCAGATGGAGCCACGGTCACTAATAGCACGGATTATATAGCCTGGGGGGAAGCTGCTAGTGGTGATTATGTAATTGATCCAGGCCTATGGACCTTGGATAGTTTTGGTAAAAAACTTTTAGCTTTAATTCACAATGGACCTATTTTTGAATGGGACTCTGATTCTGCTGCTGCTACTTCTACCAGAGCAACAATTGTGTCTGGTGCACCAACCGCGTCCCGTGATATGTTAGTATCTACTCCAGATCGTCACTTAGTTTTATTTGGAACAGAAACAACAATAGCAGACACAACTACTCAAGATGATATGTTTGTTAGATGGTCTAATCGAGAGGATATTAATACGTGGGCAATTACTTCAACCAATACCGCAGGTTCACAAAGACTGGCTGACGGATCACGGATCATGGGCGCAGTTAGAGGAAGAGACGCCACATATGTTTGGACGGATAGTGCTGCATTTACTATGCGTTTTGTTGGAGTTCCTTTTGTATTTGCTTTTGCACAAGTTGGAACTAACTGCGGACTTCTTGGAATGAATGCTGCAATCGAGGTAGATGGTACAGCGTACTGGATGTCTGAAAATGGATTTTTTAAATACGCTGGTAAACTGGAATCGATGAAATGTTTAGTGGAAGACTATGTGTTTGATGATATAAACACCACGGGGCAACAATTAGTTAACTGTGGATTAAATAATCTATTTGGAGAAATATACTGGTTTTATCCTACTTCAGGTTCAACTATTGTTAATAGAATGGTAAGTTATAATTATTTAGATTCTACTCCTGATAGAGCTATCTGGGTAACGAGTAGTTTAGATAGAACTACTTGGGCAGATTCATCTGTTTTTGGAAATCCTCATGGTACTTCTTATGACGCTGATACTGATACTTCATTTGATGTCGTTGGAAATACAGATGGCACAACTACATATTTTAAACAGGAAACAGGAACCGATCAAATCGTTGGAGATACCACTACCGCCATCACCTCTAATATAGAATCGGGTGATTATGACATAACGGTTACTAAAGAAGGTGGAGCAACCTTCCAAGGAGATGGAGAATTCCTAATGAAAATTAGAAGATTCATTCCTGACTTTATTTCCCAGACAGGAGATACCCAAATCACATTAAACTTAAGGGACTATCCTAATAGCTCACAAGCGAGCTCTTCATTAGGACCCTTTACAATTAGCTCGAGTACGACTAAAGTAGATACTCGTGCACGAGCACGTGCCGTTTCTTTAAAGATTGCTAATACCAGTACCTCTCAGGACTGGAAACTAGGGACTTTTAGAGTAGACGTACAACCAGACGGAAGAAGATAATGCCATTTCAATCAGAGAAACAAAGACGATATATGCATGCCAATCTCCCAGAGATCGCAAAGAGATGGGAAAGAGATTATGCTAATGGTGGTGTTGCTAGTCAAGGTGGAATGAAAAATTATTTGGGTGAACAACCCATGGTTAATGCACCTCAAAATTGGAGATCAGGACCTGATTCTCCTCCAACAGAACTTGCATATATTACTCAACCAGAAAAAGAATTAATACTTAGATCCAATATTCATGGCTCATTAGCAAATGGACCTAATGAAGGACCATCAGGAATTATGTCTTTAGATTCACAAGGAGATAAAGGAACTTATGGTCAAGCTGGTCAAAGTTATGGTGATCAAGAACGATATACAAGTACAGACGTTACAGGTCCACAAAATATACATGGCGGAACTACAAAAACAATTGGACCCACAACTCCTAAAGATACTTTTAAACAATCATGGTCAGGACCGAAAGGATGGTTTGGAGGTGGAGGATATAGAAATCTTAATGTACCAGGAGATACATCTCAGGGGCATCAATCACGATTTGGTATAGGAAATTTATTTAGAGGAGTGATGAGTATGTTTGGAGGAATTCCTGGTAAAATAGGTTCCATGCTATCTCATATTAATCCAGGAAAATTAAGAGGATGGAATGAACAATATGGAAGATACAATACTCAAGACGAATATGAACAGGCTAGAACCAATAGAAGAAATCAAAAAAATATAGAGCGTATTTTAAATAGAAAAGCTCCTATTACTGAAATGACTTACAAAAATTTAGCTAGGTATGGTATGAATCCAGAGGACATGCCTGGAGTAGGAAGTACACCAACTAGTAGAGCAATTGATAAAGACTATGCGAGGGGAATGAATACATATGAAGGTCCTTTTTCTAGAAGTCATCTACAGTCATTAGCTAACAAACAAGCACTTACTAATAAGTTGTCAGCACAAAATTATAATTTTCATCCTTCTCAAGGTGGAATTATGAGTACTCCTCAAGGAATGGATTTTGCAGGTGCAAGAAGAGCGATGACACAACCTGGTTTGGATAAATTTAGACCAATGACTGATCAGCAAGTTCAGAAATATGGACAACTATCAACACAAAATATTAACAGAGGAGTTTATGATCCTTATGGAATAAGAACTCCAAGTGGTGCTTTTAGTTATGACATGAATTATAATAATAATGTTCCAATGGATCCTTATGCAGATATAGAAGATAGTTATGCTAAGGTAGTAGGGCCTGCATTATTTCAAATGAGAGTATTAGAAAAGAAAGATGCCATGTCTGAATATGGTGGGGAAAAACTTACTCCAAAAGAACGATTAAAATTAGATAAATTAAAAAAAATGGACGCTGATCCAGATAAAGTTTATAATAAGATATTAATAGGATAATGGC